CGTCTCGGACTGCATCGGGGACGGATGGGCAGGAAAGACAGGGGGGGTAGATTGTGACGCTAAAAAAACGGCTTGTGAGCGTGATCCTTTAGCGCTATTGCATCGACGACACGCACTAATACAATTTTCTAAACTAAGTGGGTCGCCCCCTGCTTTAATACTAACTATGTGATCGACCGTATTGGCATCCTGTCCACAATAGGCGCACGTATATCCATCCCTAGCTAGCACGGCTAACCGTACGCGTTTCCAATCTCTACTTACCCTCGGATCCTGCCTACCTCTAACCATTAGTAATGCCCCTTTAGTTTGTGATACGCGAGCGCCTTGCATGGTGTCTTATGTCTATGCTCGATGTACTTAAGTCCTAAGTCTATTTGTTTATATGGATCATGCTCTTTTAGTTTGAGTAGTTGAGGTATGCCATACGCTGAGGACTTAGGGTTATTAGCACGTGGATCCCACTTACTCTCATGGGTCCATAGGATCTCAAGGCATCTATACTCTTTAGCATTTAATAACTTTATATGTGCGTATAGTTTGTAGTTTTCTTTATCTCTGTTTGTACTTACCGCTATCGCATTTGTTGTATTGCTAAATACAAATAGCGCGGCCAATAGCACCAAGCATCGCTTGCGAGCTATCCGCCTCAGCGGCTCGCCCACGAGCATGGAGCGTAGCCCATTAGTCAAATACCTGTAAAGCATGAGCGTACTTTTGGGCGTGTCCCACACCTTACTAACATCTGTGTATAACTTATGTGGATAACTCATTTAATACTCATAATCTGTTGTCCTATGTAATGAGTGTATGCAGGAGGAATAGCCTCGACTAATTCGCCCCATATCATCCAATCAATACCCATAGCCTCACGTGCCTCATCCATTGTTTTAGCTGTATGTCCACCGCCCGGGATCTCGTCACGCATTGAGCCGTAAATACCCACGGGCTTACCTTGCTCTTTATGGTGGCAATCCGTACCGCGTAACTCCATCGATGACTCAAAGAGCCTATGCCTACGCACTTTTAGCCCAAATGCAGAGCCGCATAACTGTACGGGATCGATAAGCGGTGCTCCCTTTACGTTTTCTATTACGTACGGGATCTCACTTACTACGAGTAGCGAGCGCACTTGAGCGAGTAAATCTTGTTTACTTGTACTTTTACCTTGAGCTACGCGTAGATGCTTAGTCACGGAGTACGTTTGGCATGGTGGCGAGGCGTGGATTAGGTCAAAGCCCTCCAAATCCTCAGGCCTGAGTGTCATTACATCGCGACGTATGTACTCAAACGGGTAACGCTTGCCGTGTTTGATATCCATACCTACGACCTCGTACCCTGCCTTGGCGTAGCCCATTGAGGCCCCACCTGCACCGCAGAATAAATCCAATACTTTAGGCATCTTTACCCCATCCCGTACCCTTAAATGAAATACCCGGCGCGTGATATATCTGCCTCATAGCAAGGTTGCAGCAATACGGCGTAACGTGCTCGGCTATCTTTTCTACCGTTTCATACCTAATATTGCAGCTAATACACTCATACTCATACGTTGGCATCTTTAACGTCCTCCATCATGACTACACCCATAACGCCGCATTTAACGCATTGGAGCGTTTTAACGTACGGCGGCAGGTTATCGGTTACGACCCTTTCGATATGCTCGGTAATGCGAGCGCATAGACGGCACTTAGTTTTATACGTCGCCATAATTAGACCTCTTTAGATATTGCATCTCAAATAAGCTCGATCGAGGTACCCAATAGTTATTTTGATGTGGATGCTTGTAGCGCGGTTGCTTGGCCATATGTACCGGCATCCATCCGAGTAAAACATAGACCGGGCTAAACCCTGTAACCAATACGGCTACATCGTTAGGTCTGCCCGGCCCTCGATTTTGTAGGATTAAATGGCCGTTAGTGTGTTTGGTCCATTTAACCTCGATATTTTCGCCTACGTCTGCCGTATCGTGGCCATTATCAATCGAGGGTATAAACCCGTAATCACCAAAATAATTAGCTACGGCAATCTCGGCAGCTGCGGCCTCGGACTCTTGCCATACGAGCTCATGCCAGTTTACGTACTTTTGGCCAAAATTACTCGCATCCTGTACCTCGGCATTACGTGTAATAGTGCGCTCTAACCCCACTCGATGAGCGGTAATTTCCTGAGAGCGATCGAGCACTACTTTAGCTACGCGCGACATTGTGCACATGACCATATTACGATTTCGCCGGATACATCTCGATACGAAAACCCGCCTAGCGCGGTCTGCCACTTACCGCACTCGTCGCATTGTTTGGCCGCTACTACGGTCATTTCGCCGTCATCGTGGATAGTCGTAGCTAGTCCATCTTTAATAAAGGTTAGCTCGCCCATGTCTATACCTGAGGTTTCCACTTGCCATCGGATCCGAGTACTTGCCATACCGGGTTACATTGATTAGCTCGTATGCGCTCGGTGCACTTATATGCCGCCCAAGGCTTACCCGTGCTTTTAGCCGTACCCTCGGCCCAAATCATCGTGCCATGAGGGCATCGTGGAGCCTCGGCCACAATTTCGCCGCCTAGGTTTTTACCAATCTCTAGGATGCTGCTCGCCATTGTTGCCATATCTTCGATCGAGGCCTTAGTACTCCATGGGTCCGCATCTGCGGGTAGGTTTTCTACCTTTTCCATATCCTGCACCGTAGGCCTCGAGTTATGCTCGAGACTTGGAGTTAAAAGTCCTATGCACCTACCGTAAGCGGAGGTAATTGTGTCCTCTATAAACCATTTTTTCATATTGTTTGGATAGGTAGAGACGTTACCAAAAGCGTAATCGACGGCACTTGGCACCGTGTCCTCATACTCTCGATACGCCTCAGCTTTAACGAGGATCGTACCGGCGATAATATCTATATCCTCGATGTAGGCCACTAATCGCCCGGATGGAAACTCTGATCTAAAGCGCTTAATACGAGCGTTTACGTCCTCGTAATTATCTAAAAAGCCCATTAGATTAGCTCCTTTTCGCGTAGAGCTTGAGCGATAGCGCGACCGCGGATAAAGCCCTCGCCGTGCCCTTGTCGATATCCGATCGAGTATCCGATCACCATAAACATAAAGCCCATGCCTACGGCAAAAAGCCCGATTAACATATCTAAACTATTCATTTATTAGCCCTTTGTTAAGGCCGATTAAGCTACCGAGTAGCCCTCTCAGCGTTTGTAGTATCAGTATGAGGGCTATTTGTCACAAATGAAAGTATAAGGCCTCTTGGCGTGTCGCTACTTGGCTAGTCGGTCCTCGAGCAGGATCTCGTAAATCTTGTCCACGCGCTTTTCGATACGCTCAACGCGCCCGGCTAGGTTATGCCCGCCGTTGCCGTCCGGCTTTAACTCGGCTAAATAAAACTTTACAAAGTGACGGATGAGCCCAGCTCCTAGCCCCAAAATAGTAAAGCTCCCGAGGGCAATACCAACTACGAGCTGAGCTCTTTCCATTACTTGACCTTAACTCCGTTAGCACTCTCGGACGGGGTTAAAGCCTTGAGTAGTGGCCCGATTAGTCCCGCGATAAACGCGTTAGCTAATACTTTTGGATCGGTGATGCCTGATAAATATAGCGCACCTACGCACGCGATAGCGTGGCGTAAATAAGATTTACCCGCGGATAATGCTTTATCTTTCATTGTCTAGCTCCTTAGTGCCCTTACGTTTTATTAACTATAAACCTAAAGTAGAGATAAGGGCCTTAGCCTTGGCGGATGACACTTCTATTTCAAAGTGCATCTCGTCCGCTCTGCTCTTAAAGTCCCCGCCCCATTTGAGGCCGTATTTTTTAGATAACGCCCGGATCATAGGTACCTTTTCGGCGGGAAACGTGCCCACCTTACCGAGAGGATGCCTTGTAGCATTTAGATCGATAGCCGTACCGGATGAGTGACACGATAGGCGATCGGTAGATCCGCGTACCATCCTAAAAGCGTAACCCCAATCGTCAAACGTACCCTCGTCGATCGGCTCGATCAACTCGTGAAACTCCGCAGCAAAAGCGGCTAGTAACGGGCCCACGCTACTAGCACACTTGAGCTTACGATCCGTACCCTTTACCGGGTAGGACTTTATATCAATCTCTGCCGGATCTTTAGAGGCGGCGTAACCGTTATAACTTTTTAACATAAATTAACCGTTATGTGCGGCTATAACCTGTGCGGCTTTAGATTTATCCGTCTCTGCAATATCAAGCCATAATAAACCCTCGCCATCAATTAATGGAGGAGTTTTACCTAAATAAGCTACATAATCTAGACCTATAATTGTTATGCCAGCGGCGATTAATTCGTCAATTAGTTTTGCGCCGTCTAAATTATTTGGCTTTGTAAAAGAAATCATTTTTTAACCTACCTTACTAGCTTCGAAACCAACGATAGTACCTGCACCTATGGCGAGATTTCCGCCGCTATCTTGGAAAGCCATCAATTCGAAATAGTCACCGGCAGAGGCAGAAACTACGGTACTAGCACTAATCGCGGTTAGCCCGTCACCTTTTGTAGTCATCGCGCTACTCTGATAATCGGTTGTGCCATTTTTTCTTAATCTGAGTCTGCGATTACCGCTTGTATTTGAGCCCCAAACTCCACCCCATCTAAACTCATAATACCCACCTTTACCGGTAGGAATTGTTATTCTACTTAAGTTAGTAGACGTACTATGCATTGAGTCTGTATCGTAATTTTCTGTATCAAATGTTAAAGCTTGATCCGTATTATTTGCGACCGTTATTTCTGATCCATTTGTTAAACTACATCCGACAAAAGCCGTACTCGTCGGCGTTGCCCATTTTAGCCCCGTTGCCTCTGCCGAGTCGGCTGTTAATACTGTGCCGTTAGCTCCCACGGCCAAACGTGCAAAAGTGTCGGCACCTGTCCCGGGTACTAGATCACCTTTAGCATCTATAGCCGTTGCCATTGAGTTAGTAACTGTCACGGTGCCGGACGTGCCACCGCCTGAGATACCTGTACCTGCGGTAACTCCGGTAATGTCACCGGCTGCATCTGTTACCCAAACAAAATCCATATCCGTATTAGAGTTTTTGCTCAATACCTGTCCTGTAGTGCCGCCCTTAAGATCGACGAGTGAGGCATCGATAGAGTCGCCTAAAGCCTCGATAGCCGTCGCACCATCTTTAACGAGGTCGGTCGAGGTCGGTACGGGCCAATTAAAATTGGGGGTTACGGTTGCCATTAGGTTAGTCCTCCATATGCGTTTTGCCAGATTAGTGTAGCGTTTACACCTGTCCAAATTAGGTTAGCCGGGCTCACCGTGTCCCATTGTGGCGCAACGAGTGAGAAATCGGTAGGGCTTAGGGTAAGAGTTAAATCCACAAATTGAGGCGTAGCTCTAATAGCAAACCCCTCTACAAAGCCGTTAAATGATCCGTTAAACATATTGATCGGTAGATCGTTAAGTACTACGGGTTGGCCAAAAAATACATCGATAAGCTTGTCGCGCTCAACATCGGGTAACTCGGCGTTATCGAGTCTAAAGGTAATGCTTTGTAGCTGCTCACGTGGGATAGCCCGTAGTCCTAACTCACGATCCATAACATCGATTACGTCGCTTAGGTTATGGAGGTTGCTACTTACGCTGCGTTGATAACGGCCATAATTGGCGATCGATGTGGCATCCGTGGCCGTTGCTTGATTAGCGTAATTATTACCGTAGTTATATACGAGCGAGTTACGGATCTTGCCTATTTGTAGGATGGACTTAACGCTTATAGGCGTAGCGTAACTAGCCGATAAAGTTGTATACCCGTTAGCCGATAGATAGGCCGTGCGATGGTCTGCATCGGCGTAACATACGCGGCCCTCTTTATCCTCGTAAAGCTGCCCTAAGGCGCTTTGTGCAATTTGAGCGCATAGGTTATAGCTACTAAACGGATCGGCCGAGCGGCTAATCATCTCGTATAGGCCCGGCGTATCGATCTCACCGAGGCCTACGTTTTCAGCATTAGCCCAGGTAGTTGTAGGGTCATACCCTGACCATTGTAAAGCCGGTGCCACCTCAAACCATGAGTTAATTAAAAGCTCGTTAAGTATGTCGTAGATTTGTGTACCGTCATAGGTTTTAGCTAGAGCATCGGGAAATAGAGCCTTAGTCAATTTGGCCAAGGATCCTACGGCCAAAATATTACCGATTGTTACGTAACCAAACTCCTCGGGGCTACGTACGGAAATCCCAAAATCGGATACCTCACCGCCAAACACGGGTACATAAGTGCCGGCGCTATTCTTAAGCTCGAGGGTTAGGCTATCGGTTACGTCAATATCAAAAGCCGTATTATTAACGTTTACAATATCCATACGAGCATAGCCGGCGTTGCATTGTAAATCGATATCGGATCTACCCGTATCCATCGTTACGCTTAAAACGTTATCGTAAACCGTAGTACCTACAATTATCCGCCACTCAGGCAACCATGCGCTCATTGTATGTAGAGCCCTGTATCGCGGTTAGTTGATGTACCTCTGTAGGTTGATTGATTAAAGATATCCTCAACCGCTCGAGCAATAGCCTCGGGATCTCCTACACCCGTATTAACGGTAATTGTAACGTTTGTATCACGGTCAAAAGCGCCCGGGCCGTATTGGGATGGGATATTAGGCTTATCAAACATAGTAAGCGTTGCCAAACTTTCGGCGATACGTACATCGGCTTGAGAGCCGGGAGTCGAGATTTTATTAAGAGCTAGTAGATCCTCCACTTGCTTATTAACCGGGGTAAGTACTCCAACCCCTCCACTAGTACCGCCCATACCTGCGGTACCTCCACCGGATCCGACTTTATTAAGTAGAGCGATATAAGCCGTTAGCGCTGCCATACGTGCATCGTCGGCGGCCTTTTGTGCCTTGGCGACTCGATCGATCATAGATAACTCGGCAGACTCGCGTAATAGTGTTGCCGTTTGTGCAGCGCTTGTAGTTTTACTTAAAGATGCAAGGCGAGCGATCTCGGTTAGTTGGATTTGTGTGCGCTCGCTATAACTCTCTTTAGCGGCTAATTGACCAGCTGCGACGATAGCGGCGTTATATTTCTTAAACGCCTCCTCACGTGCTAGCTCCTTATCACCCTCGGCCATCTTGCTATCGTTAATAACTTTAAGCTCGGCCAATAGGCGATTGTTAAGCTCGCTGAGAGTTGCATCGCTAATCTCTTTGATACCGGCTAATTTTGCTAGGTCCGCGTTTTTCTGAAACGCTGCGATTTCTCCGATTTTCTTTAGAGCGAGCTCACCGTTGTCCTCCTCAATAGCCTGTAAAGCCTCGAGGCGTAGGATCGTCTCCTTATCGTAGGTAGCGCGTAGAGCTGCCGCGATGGAGATACGAGTGCTATCAAATACGGCCGCGGCTTTTGTTAAAGCTAGTTTATTTTTCTCAGCAATAGCCGATTTCTTTTGGAGGGCTAGTAACTCCTTTTGGCGCTTAGCTGCATCGGCTTCGGCCTTAGCGCGAGCCTTGGCGTTAGCTGCCTCCTTTTGTGCGTTGTAAATATCGGCATAACGTCCGCCGTATTGTTTATCGCGACCCGTTACCTTACGTCCCTCTGTCGCTAAATCCTCAACAATACCGGGCCAACTACCGACAATAGGTATTAACTGTAGAAAATCAAAGCCCCCGCCCATACCGCGTAAGCCGTCAAACTTAGAGAGTAATTTATCTAAATAACTAGCGGCACCGACTAAAGCATCCGAGGCCGTTTGGCCAAACTTTTCCATAGCGCTAGTCGCGCCCTCGATACCCCCGTCACCTGCAAGGAGAGCAAACGCCTCGACTAAACCCTTACCTATAATCTCTTGCATATTGCCAAAGCTCACCGTAAGGGCTGCCATCTTGCCCTCGTATGTTTCTAAACGAGCGGCATTTTGTCCTGAAAATTGAGCGTTTAATAATTCTTGTATCTCGTTAAAGCCCTTACCTGCGAGCTCGGCTTTTGTAAGTCCTAAACGATATTTACTAAGTCCTTTAGTATTGCCTACATATGCGGCGGCTAGATCGTTAGCGACCGTAGTTACGTCCTCACCGCTGCCGGCTGCAACATCTAAGGCAAGGGCTAACATCTTTTGAGACTTTTCGACCGATCCCGTCGTCGTCAAAAGTGCGCTAAAGGCCGGACGTAAAACGTCATCGGATACGTTAGCGGTTTTTTCTAAGTCGGATATAAACTTTGTAATGCGAGTATTCTCAAAACCGAGCCCTAGGTTATTCACCGTGCGGGTTAATCGGACCGCTGCCTTTTCATCCTCGGCAAAAGCCTTAACGGATGCTTTACCAAAAGCTAAAATAGCGGTAACACTAAACGCGGCCCCTATAGCTTTACCTAAGCCCTTGATGCCTTTCTCAAAGCCGCCGATTTGTTTTTCACCTTTAGCAAGGGCCTTACCGTCCCACGTAGAGACGGCACTTACGACGAGACTTGGTAGATTTCTCATTATGCGGCCTTATCGTAACGGCCTTGATTAAAGGCATTTATAGTATTTTCTATAGCCTTAATTACCGAGGCTTGTACCTTGCCTTGATCCTCTGCCCAAGCTCTAAAGATCATACGGCCGCGGTTTTCGCGACCATCTCCATATAGAGGACCCATACGGCTAACAAAATTGGCACCGGCTCCCGGGTTATTAGATTTACTTTTAGGAGATCCACCCGGGTTAGTACGTCCTGCCGTCTCATAAATTGCACCCGAGGCAGATTTATTAGCGATGTAAAACATAGCTCTAAAACCATTTTTATTTCGCTCACTTGGAGCAGCTGAGTAATAGATACCTTTACGTGCTGCCTCAGCATCGTATAAAGGAAACTTACTTGTAGCCGTTTCACGGGGTTTTATTACACGTGTAGCGTAAGTCTGCTCGTCCCAATTATAGAGCCCACCGGGAGCGGCGGTCGGTGCATAACCTCGCGCCTTATCCCGGATAGGTACCATAATCCCTTTAATTTCTTTATTCATCTCTTTTAGTAGCTCGGGATCTATTTTACGGATCGCGCGTAGAGTCTCTTTAACGCCTTTTAACTCTACGGACATTTTTAGACTCCTCCGCTTGCTCGTTTAATTCTCTTACTAACATCTTAAACATCTCAGTATCGAGATCGAGTACCGCTTGAGGCGGGATCCCTAATCTAATTGATAGGCGTGCTACCAAACTAGTTAGAGAGTCCCGCCCTAGCTTAAAGGCTCGTCGTCTAATACCTCGACTTTTTTTAGACTATCGAGAAACTCAGCGCCAAACATTTTTACGTTTTCTCCGGATGTGCGTAAACACTCCCAAGCTAACCAATATACGTCGCTTTGTTTTTCGTCATCTCTAAAGGCTTTGTGAAAACCTTTTTTAGCGTAGAGCTCAAAGGCGTACTCGATACGTGGAGTAATTTGGTGCTCTGTTACTTCCCCGGTAGCCCTTGTTATTTTGAGTCGTGCCATTTGTTTGCCCCTTTTCTATTTTGTTATGGTGTTGTGTCTACTGTGATTACGGAGTTGCAGGTAAAGGTAATACTCTGAGTAGAGATATCGCCTACCGCGCCATTAATATCAGTTGTATTATTTACTAATACTGTTGTCTGATATTCAGGGTTAGTAGCTGACACGGCCGCGCTTGTCTGCTTAAGAGTGATAGGCACGGTTGTACCCCACGCAGCTTGCAGAGTCTGTAGTACTTCACCGGTAGCGGTGTCGTTTAGGAAATCTAGAGTAATCGTCGATGTCTCTAGGCCCTTAGTAAATTTTCTTGCGGAGTCGCCCATGGCCGTGACCTCAAGCTCTTCAAATACTCTATTTATCGTGGCGCTTGTTACGTGATCTGAGAGATCGACCGAGTTAAGGGTTACGACCACTCCATTACTTAAGAATATGGCCATGGCCTATTCCTCGCTTTCGGTTGTTGTTGTTGTTTCGGTTTTTACTTTTGCTACTTTGACCGGAGCGGGCTCGTCTACGATCTGCCCGATCTTTCGCAAAAACTTTAGGTCGTCCTCTGTATATGCCATTAGTTACTCCCAGCTACTTAGTATTGATATATTTACATCTACCGTTAAAAGGTCGCCGCTCTGTACGGTTAAAACACTTGGAGCGCTAACGCTGCCAATATTCATTACGATACTTGATGCGGCTAGTTTATTAATGACCGCCACTACCATCGTCTCGATCCCTTGTAAATTGCCTTGATTGTCGTACATAGGCACGTTACAAATAACGCGAAAGTTTGCTAAAGGCGAGATAGATACATACTCGTTATTACTTGGAGTGATGTAAGGATCTGCCGGAGATACGATTACGGAGTTAGCCGTAATAGTTGGAGGCGGGTACGCGTAGGTATTCCAAACGTTTGGATTAGATAACGCCGTAGCTAGCGAGGCGCGTAGAGTAGTAATGGCCGCGGTCATTGTGCTACCCGATCATACTTAAAGGATTTTGATATCCCGAGATGAGCCCTCGGATTTTCCCGATCATGCTATTACCCATCCGATACGGCGATGGACTAAATCCGTCGATCGATACGCCGCCGGTTTGCGAGACTTGTCGAGCTTGCCAAATATCTACGGCTAGGATCATCGCGGCCTCACGTACGGCCGGCGTAGATGCGTAGGCTTGAGTCTTTGTATCTGCCCCTATTGCTTGGCCATAAGGTAGGACACGAGAAAAGTTAATATTAGCGTTTGTCTTAGCAAACTGTATAAAGCTATAACCCTGCGGCCAATTCCACGCGTAGTTATTCCAAACGATCGACGGGATGAGATTAGTAGTCCCGGCGCTCCATGGCATAGTCCCGGTAATTGTGTAAGTGCCGTTAAAGGTTGAGCCGCACCCACTCAAGGTTACGCTCTGCCCTGTAGTAAATATTGCAGGGTTAGCGATCATTACCGTAGCTACGTTATTTTGCAGAGTTGTACCTACTACGGGAGCGGATGCAAACCATAAAAATTGATTGAGAAGATCCTGCGCCGTTTGGCAAACCTCCTCGACCACGGCAGAGCTATATAGATTTTCGATACCTAGGTTAGAGCGTAGCTCGGCCTCGGTTACGTATGTAGCTGCCATGGTGTCCTCCTCTTAAAGTGTTAAAGGCCGGGAGGGCTCAAAGGGCTAAGAGCCCTCCCGACTACTAGGGTCTATCTCAGGTTAGGTTGTATCGGACGAGGCCCTTAGGCATCTTTACGATAGTTGCCATAAATCCATAAATGGCGACCTGTACCTGTAGGTTAGATACGACGTTTACGCTCATGTACGCCTGAGGTGAGCGGTATACCGTCATAGCCTCCGGAGCAACGATAAACGCTGAGTCGTCAATAGTTGTCGATACCATTTGGTGATCGACGTATAGATCCAAACCGAGCACGTTACCGCGGATCGATGTAGGAGTAGATAGGCCGCCGCTATTCATAGGTGCGGTTGCGTTGTAAATTGGACGACCTGTTGAGTCTGTAGCGCCCATTAGTAGGCTCCATTGTGATGGACCCGCTACGTAATTCTTAGCAAAGTAGCTCGTATTCTTATAGATATTTGCTGACTCTGTAGATACGTAAGAGATGATACCTGCGCTAGTTGCAGCTACGGCGGTACCCTGTACGCCACCGGCTACTACGTCTGCGATTACCGCAGCATCTGTAGCTAGTGAGTAAGCGCGTTGTAGCTGATTAGTTAGCTCAGCGTAAAAATTAGGATCTGAGCGCTCTAGCAATTCAACGCTGAGCGTATTCATACCCGCATACTTCTTAACTGTACCTGTTAGGTATTCAGTTACCATGCCTGTATTTTGTACGGCTCCGGCTTCTGCCTCTACTGTTACAACAGGTGCAACACCATTACCGCCACCTGCTGAGGTAACGAGTGATGGGATCGAAATAGTCATACCAGAGTTTGGTAATGCTCCTTGAGATAGGGCATTAATCATAGGTGTATCAAAGTTAGTATTAGATACAAACTCTGTTAGATACTGTGTAGGAGAAAATGCAGGGTTTGTAGTAAAGCTATCATCCGCTGCGGTTACGTATAGTTTTGATGTGTCATCGCCTAGAGCAGCTTTAATCTTATGCTCTGTATATGATGCCATCGATGTAATCGGTGTACGTACTCGCTGAGAGTCTAGTACGGATGGACGGATAATCTTACGGGCGGCCTCGACCTTTTCAGCCTCGACCGGTGTATCTACCGGAGTCTCCTCCGGTGTATTTTCAGGGGCTGTAGTCACGGCCGCCTCGCTTTCTGTTTCTGTTTCGGTTTCGATCTCTACGATTGTCGTATTAATCGTTGTAGTTTTTTCTTTTGTGCTTGTACTTGTCGCAGCTTCGAGCGCAGCTCGCGCAGCGGCAATATCAGTAACGGAGGCGCTAGAAAAGGCCGCGCTCTCTACGAGGCTTACCTCTTTGAGGACCGCCGCCGTAACTAACAGGTAATCCCCCATAGGCTTAGAGGCCGTTACATCGACCCCTACGGATAAGCCGGATACTAGGTTTTCCTGAGCTAATACGAGCGCATCTTGTCCCCGAGTGCTACTCGAAAGCTTAAACGATCCGTACACGCCCTCTGTAGAGTCACTAAACGAAATAGCGCGACCTACGGGCTTATCCTGTTGATGTTGAGATAACAATTTAATTTTAGTTGCATCCGGGATAGCAATAGAGCCGCGCTCGAAAACTACCGGACCGGCAGACGTGTAACCGACCTCGCCATATGGTGCAACGAGTCCGGATACGATGCGCCGCTCTGTATCGGCGGCTTGGATTTCTTGGCTAAACGTTAGTAGCACTTGCATCTCCTAGCGGTGTTAGTTGCTCCATTGATCGAGCTTGGTTTACATCGATTAAATCTAGATTTAGCATCTTTTCAATAATATCTAAACGATCTTTAGCATCTGCACGTAAAAACGTATCATCCACGGCAAAACGTACTTGATTTTGTGAGTTAGTGATGTCGTTCATTGATAAACGATCCTCAATAGCAGATATATAAGGTTGCAGAGAGTAAGCAACAAACTCACGGCGACCGTCTAAAATATTTTGGTATGTCATTGAGTTATTCATGTCCGCAGAGATGTAATACGCCGGTACGTTCATCGCGCGCGCAATTTCTGTAGCAAGGTATTGGGAGAAATCTACATAGCCCATGTCCTTAGGTGAAAAGCCGATATTTTCTACGCTAAGAGTGCTCGTTAAATATGCGGTACTACGATTTTGGCGAGCGGCTTTCCATCCTGCAAGGATGCCTTGGATCTGCGCCTCGGGTAAATCTGCTCCGTTATTTTTTAATACTGTTGTCGCCATTGGCGTATTAGCACTTACCGCCGCTGCCTTTTGTACATCGTACGCAGCTCTAATAGTTGTACTAGCGCTCTGCAATACACCAGGTAGCAACGATTGAAAAGTAACGAGAGATCCGATACCGCCCATTGGTACGATTTCGCCATCTACAAAATAATCTTTAACCTCTGTACCGTATTGATTAGTCGTATATGTAACGCGGTTATTAGCTACCCACTCAAAGCCGCTCGGACGTCCATCGTCCGCATACAAAGAGGTTACGCGCCAATAGGCCACGGAGTAGAAAATTAAACTATCGACCGTCGCGCTAATAGTTACGCTGCGAGGTTGGCGAATATCCGGTTGCTCTAACCAAATTGGAGATCCTAATTTCTCGCCTGTAGATTTTTTGTATAGTGCTAAATCAATAGATGAAATAACACCGGCGATTAAGTTACGGCAACGTGCAACGCTAGCTACTTGTAAAGCAAAATTACGATCGATACCTACGCCGTTATATCCGTAAGCGCTATTAGTATTAAATGATCCATAGCCGTAAGTAGTATCCATTACGGCGGGTGCGTATTGCGCCTCGATAGCCGGTTTATCGGCTGCCTTTAATCCAAGCGTTTGTAGTAATCCCATGAGAGCAATTTTCCCAAAATGTCAAGCATAAAACAGGTTTTAGCCGGCGTGTCTTACATATAGATTTTGGCCTCGCCTATCGGTTGATTAAGGATATGTACGACCATACTTACGCCGATAGCAATATCAACCGGTCCTGCGGATTTACGCCTCACAATACGCCACGAGCTATCGGACTCTTTAGCGGCGCAATTAGCAAAATGCGTGACGAGCTGATCTTGGCCCGAGTGCACGAGCCTTTTGTTAGCTAGAGCCTCGTAGAGATCCCCTGAGGCTTGATACCCCTTTTGACCTGAGATATCGGTTATATGGATGCCGTTAATCTCGAGGCGTTTGGCGATCGAGGCCGTAGTGTATTTGTCATAACAAACCGTACGCGGGTAGTAATCCTTACACCATTTAGCAATATGATCGGCCATATAAAGCTCGTCGATGGATACGTCCGAGTGAAATACCTCAAGCACCGCCACGCCGATACGGCCATCGGGTAGGACTTGGCCCATGACGAGAGATCCATCACGCCTCGACGGTGCCACGTCAAAGGCAAAAATAGTAAGCGGTCCCGGTGACATATTTAGCGTTACATCGCTTGCATCCTCTACCGCCATATGCGGCCAAGGGCTAGCCGTCGATGAGATCCATTGGCATAACATCTCGGTTTTAGTCGTCTCTACGGGTTGAGTAGCTACCGCCTCCTCGAGCGCGGCCTCGGTGACGGTGTATCCGAGCGCCGGGTTTGCCATGGCCCACGCATCGCGATCGGTTATCTTGGCAAATTGAGGAGCTGAGTACTCGTAAAATCCAAACGTCTCAGGCGGGAAACTCATCGCTCGCTCGCGTAAATCATTAAGTACGGTGCTAAAAGCATCACCGGCGTTAGAGGTTAAAAGGGTTTGCGAGTTAGCACGTGCGCGGGTAGTTGGAGTCGCAGCTCTAAAACCCTCCTCGGATATCTCTCGTACCTCATCGATATATAGCAGGTCTGCCGTACGGCCACGCGAGCCATCTCGGGTAGCAGCTACAACATCGAGGCGAGCGCCCGATTTCATCTCGATACTTTCGGTACCGTTAGCAAACCGGATTTGTCGGACGGCTTGACTTAGCTCGCTAGAGCCCTCTATCGCATAGGCCACTTGTCTAAAGGTGTCCAAGGCCATCGATCTATTAGAGGACATAATGATTACGTTTTTAGATCCAAATAAATAGAGGTGAGCGAGCATCATCATACGCGCGAGGTGAGTTTTACCCTGTTGGCGTGCGCAGAGCACCAAATTAGTTTTACGTATAAACATCCCGGCCTCATCTATAGAGGTCATGTCACGGATTATAAAATCTTGCCATGGCAAAAGCGGTAGGCCAATACTCTCGGCTAACTCTGCAACCTCATCGCCACGGTTAGGGCCCTTGATATAGGGGCTATGTAAACGAGGCTCAGTAGCCCCAAGGCGGGTCGGTTTAGTTTGGTCCATATCCTTACTCATCCTGCCCCGGTTGGCCCTTACACGGACCGGCTAGGACCGTTGAGGTAGTCCTCGGGGAGATATTGCTTGG